TAGATTTCATCTTGACGCGTCAGATATCTAATGATATTCGAAATATCATACGAGCTTATGCAGATCATCTTTCGAATCTCTGGGCTCAGCAAACGCCATTTCTCACCCTGGAGGAAGGCATGAAGTCGCAAGTTCGGACAAAATCAGGTGTCGACCGCCGCTCGTTCATCGGCGGTTCCGACGCCCGGATCATCATGGGCGCAGATGAACCGGCCCTACTGCGCCTCTGGCGGGAAAAGCGCGGAGAGGCCGAACCGGAAGACCTATCCGGCAACCTCATCGTCGAGCTCGGGCTGGTGACCGAAAACCTCAACCGGCATTGGTACGAGCGCAACACCGGCCAAGTCATTGAATGCGTTCAACATCGGCTCCGGCATCCGGTACTCCAATGGATGGGGGCGACCCTCGACGGCCTCGTCGCCGGCAGCGGGGCGGTTTTCGAGGCCAAATTCATGCTGCCCTGGTCGTTCTCCGAAGAGGGAGCCGCCGAAAAGCACATGGCCCAGCTCCAGCACAATATGTGGGTGACCAACGCCAAAGCGGCGGCGCTCTCGATCATCACCGGGGGCGGCAAATGGGTCGAGATCGCCATTGCTGCTGATTCCCTCTACCAGCATCTGCTCTTGGCCGCCGAGAAGAAGTTCTGGCGTTGCGTGGAGAGCGGCGAACCGCCTCGGCTGTTTGGCGTTGAGCCGCCGCGGCCGCGCATTGCGGCCGTTCGCATTGTCGATATGAGCTCGTCCAATGCTTGGGCCGAGTTTGCTGGCGTGTTTTGCCGGACTCGTTCGGCTTTTCTTGAACACGAAAATGCCAAGGCCGAGCTCAAGGGCCTCATGCCGGAAGACGCCAAGGAGGCCATGGGGCATGGCGTACGGGCCAAACGGTCGAAATCCGGAGCCGTGAGCTTCGATGTCCTGAGCGTGGAGACAGGTCATGCACCGATCCAGTGAATCGATTGGCACCATCGCGGGCGCTCTCGCCAAGGCACAAGCAGAACTCTCCAATCCAGAGAAGTCGCTGACTGCGACCATCCGGTCTCCGTTTCCGAGAGAGAGCGACCGGACGTTCCGCTATGCCTCGCTTTCGAGCGGACTCGATATCGTCCGCAAGGCACTGGGCAAGCACGAGATCGCGACCGTGCAGACGACGGCGATCGACGAGGCGGGGCTCATTCGCTTGACCACCATACTCGCCCATTCCTCCGGCGAATGGGTCTCATCCGACTGGCCGGTGTGCCCGGTCAGCGAGACCGCCGTGCCACATCGAATGGGAGCTGCGCTGACCTATGCCCGGCGCTACGCCCTCTTCACCCTGGTGGGGATTGCCGGAGAGGACGACCTCGATGCGTCGGGTCTTGGTGCCGCCGATCAGTCGTCGGGACCGGATGGGCAAAAGCCGAACGGGCATGCTCTCGCTAACGGCGCTCTCGCTGCAGCCGGTTCACGACCCAAAACCCCGCCGGCTCACGCAGCGAAGGCCGTTCTGGCCCCCGATCAGTCGCGGATATTGCGGGATCGCCTTGTTTCTGAAATTGATCGCCTCCAATCCACCGAAGAAGCAACCCGCTGGGCATATCGGAGGCTCCCCTGCAAGAACACGCTGGCAACCGCCGACGCCGAACTTGTCGAAGCAAGCTTCCGGCGAAAGCTCGCGGTTTTCGATGATGGCCGGTCCGATGACGTGCCGCGGGGGTCCGTCCAGATCCCGCCTGGGGCGCAACCGGGTGGTCCGGACCCCAAAGTTGAGGCTCCCTCGGTGGCTGCCACTAAAGTGCCTGCGCGCGTCGCTGTAGGGGAGTCTGGCTTAGAGATGGACAATCCTCGAAAAGTCTTTGGCGAGCTCGACAACCACCCGGGCAGCGGGACCGGCGGGGCCATTGACAAAAGCATGCTTGCGATCAGCGAACCTCGTCGATACCGCGACAAAGCGCATCTTAGGTTTGTTTCCTCGCAAGCCTGCCTTGTCTGTGGCCGCGAGCCCTCAGATCCGCATCATCTTCGCTTTGCGCAACCGCGGGCGCTCAGTCGCAAAGTGAGTGACGAGTTCACGGTGCCGCTCTGCCGTATTCATCATCGCGAGGTCCACCGCCGTGGCGATGAAGCCGCATGGTGGAATAGGTTCGGTGTCGACCCTCACCGCGTTGCCGCGGCACTATGGGCGCAGACGCGCCCGTTTCGGTCGGTTGCTGAGCTCCCGAACCATCAGTCAACGGCACTGCCAGCATCGACGTCGGACCCAACATCCGTTTCACGTTTGCCCAACGGCACCCGAAATCGCAAAACGAAGCCAATTAGCGCGACTGCCGCTCAATGACTACCTTTAGGCAAATCGACGCCAACCGCCGCAATGCTACCAAAAGCACCGGCCCTATCACAAAAGAAGGCAAGCAGAGTTCCCGCCGCAATGCCGTCCGCCACGGTCTCACGGCCGAGACCGTCATCAGTGCGCTGGAGGATGCCGAAGACTACAAAGCGTTCGAAGCGGCCATTGTCGCCGATTATGATGCTCACTCGGCAGTAGAGCGGGAGTTGGTGCTGAGGTTAGCCAGCCTGCTGTGGCGACTTCGCCGCGCCACGACCGTGGAAACTGCCCTGTTCGAAATGCAGGCCGACCATCTTCGTGAGTTCCGGCAGGCCCGCCAAATGGGCTCGGACTCACGAAAAATAGTTTATGCGATGTTCGTTCGCACTGACGCGGTCGATGCCGACCGCGATCGAGCATCACCGGGTATCACGACTGGAACAGGATCCGCGCCCAGCTCCGGCCCGCAACCTGTCGATCCCGCCGTCGACCTCGCGCGCTGCTTTTTGCGCCTCGCCAATTTGCCCAATTTCGCCCTGGACAGGCTCAGCCGGTATGAGGCGCTCCTTTGGCGCCAAGTCAGTCAAATCCTCTTTGCCCTCGACGCGTTGGATCGACGCAAACCACAAGATAGAGGGCGCCAATTCCGTATCGGTAGCCGGCGAGAACTACCGGCCGCTGGAGGCGACGACTATTGAGCTACGCGAACCTATCGATTAACGCGGGATCGACGCAAAACTAAGGCGAGACGGGCGAGCATTCGGAAGAATCATGGCCGACGAAATCCGGGCTGCTTCATCCCACTTTCGGCCATGCCCGTAAAGTCCTCAATGTGTTGAATCGTCGGCAGGAATACTGCTTCAGAGCCGCGACGAACTCTTCGGCGCTCGCTTCACATCTTGGAATCGCTGGGTCCAAGCCTCAACCGCTCTTCACGCCGCGGTGACTCGCCTTCTTGTTCTACGATGGCGGGATCTATCGCAGCGATGTCCGCGAGCAAGACGGTTCCGAGGTCGCGAACGTGAACTTACCAAGATATCGGCTGGCAGCGGATGGTTGTATTTTATTGCGGCGCATAGCAGTCCCTCGGCGTTCACCTGGGCTAGCCTCTCAACAAAGCGTTGAAGGATGCATGACGTGGGTAAGATTGGCTTTACCAGCGAACAATAGCGGCCGTGAATTTCGCAAGACCAGCTAGGCTCCTTTCATCCCAACAGTATCCCGACAGATGATGCGCCAGAGCCTGGCTGATTGAGTCGACTTGGTCATCATGGCGCGCATTCGGAAACGCGAATAGTTCGCTTTCCAGGTCTGCAAGCCAAGGCGCCTGGCTAGGGAAAAATACCTGGCCACTCTCGAATTTCGCCGACTGGATTGACATGCGGGTGAGCTTGTCAAGCTCCGGCTTGACCGCAATTGCCGGAAGCCCCTCATTTTGCAGTTCCGCGATCAGAGCGGTCCCTACTCCAGTATCCTCGATCAGAATTTTGTTGGCCCCGTGTGCGCGCGCGTGCCAAACGGCTCGCGCTCTCAGGGTCGGATAGTTGAACCGGCCACGCATTACGTCGATAAGATAGTATTTATTCCGCTGCATGAGCCAGGTCGTGGCCACAGAAAAATCATTTTCACCGCCTTCTTTCGCCGCTGTGTCCCAACTCTGGAGAACCTGGGACGAGGAATCCAAAGCTGGCGGCTGCTCGTAGCGACCTACCCAGTTCCTCTTGATCAAGGCGCCGCCGGGTGGGATGGGCTCTTGCTGATACTGCGCCGCGAACGTGTCCGAGCCAAGCTGAGATCGGATCGAGTCGAGAATAGCTATCGGTTCCCGCTCCGCGTGGAGCAGATTGCCAGCACGGCGGACGTGATACCTATCTGCGCCAATCTGGACCCTTTCGTCTTGCTCCGCAATTGCCGGCAAGCTTAACACCGTCCACTCGTCGGAAGTACGACAAAGGATGCCGGTCAAATCGTCCATATGAAGCCGCTGCATCACAATGATGATCGCGCCCTCTCGCTTGTCGTCGAGTCGCGACAACAATGTGTTATTATACCAGTCATTTACTCGTTCGCGCCTGGCGTCTGAAAGTGCGTCGATCGGCTTCAACGGATCATCGACAACCACGATGTCGCCTCCGCGCCCCGTTAGCGTGCCATCAATGGACGTTGCCAGGCGAAAGCCGTACTTGGTGGTAGTGACCTCAAGTTCGGTATTCTTAAGGCGCGATACGCGGGTCTGGCGAAACACACGTTGATACCATTGGGAATTCACAATCGCGCGGAAGTCGTTTGAATGCTTTATCGCAAGATCCGAGCCATAGCTGACCGCGATCAGGCGCTTGCTCGGATCATGGCCCAACACAAAGGCCGGAAACGCGACCGAACTCATCACAGATTTCAACGAGCGCGGCGGCATGTTGATGATGAGACGTCTGATCTTGCCAAGCCTCACCTGCTCCAGACGATAGGCCACTGCGGCGATATGCCAATTCATCTGAAACGGAGAACCAGGCGCTAGCGTATGAAAGCACTTGCCAATAAAGCTCGCAAAATCGGTGCGATACATGGCATCCACGTGGTGAATGGTGGCCCTAATAGTCATGGGTTCGTGTCCTCAGGATCGGTGTGCCCAGGCTCAGGTGAGATCTCTTCCGAGGCAGCATCAGGACCGCCACCGAAATGGTCGGGATCACCGCCATGGCGCCTTACGTAGTCGGCGAGCAAGGCTTCATCATCCGCGGTGACGGCTGCCTCGAGCGCCTCCTGGATGAGCTTATCCTGGCCTGCCACAAGATCGATACCAAGTCTGCCGGCCAGATCGATGAGGTCGCGCCGAGCATAGCGGTCCCCTTTGGCGAATTGATTCACGAGCTGCTCGATGCCGGCTGCGGCCTTGGTGACGATCTGCTCCTTTTCTCCTTGCCGCAGGGTCACTCTTTGACTAAGCGCACGTTCGAGCGACACCTTGAGGTCCGGCGCTATTGATGTCTTGCGGCTTCCACCTTTGGGATTGCCACTCTGGCCCGGCTTGAATTGATGCTCCTTTGGCGGGCAGCCTGGACCGACCCGATACTTTTCTGCCGGCACGTGAGCGTCCGAAGCGAGTGGCTTTTTGGAGCGCTTTTCAGTGCTCGTTCGAGACGAACGAAGCTTGCTGGTCATTGTCCTCTCCCTGATCCCTTGTTGGGTGCGAGGCCGTGATCTGCGTGGATGCGGTCGGCCACGATCTGGTCGAAGCTCCGTCCGTTTTCGGCATGGCGCGCGTCGCTCCGCGTAAACTTCTGCCAGCGACGAATGGCGAGGTCGACTAACCAGGGATCCGTCTCGAGCGCCCGCGCATGCCGTCCTACGCGTTCCGCAGCCACTATTGCGCTGCCCCAGCCCGACAAAATGTCGAGCACAACATCACCGCGCTGCGTCCAGTCCTCGATGGCGTCGGCGAT